AAATGTTACAAGAACAAGAAGTTCTAATACTTCTGAAACAAGTAACAATGGTGGTTATAGTAATAGTTCTAATGTATCAAGCAATAGAAGTTCTTCAACAAGTACTTCTTCAAGTTCATCGAGTTCAGGTGGACGGAGAGCGACTAAGAGAAATTAAAAAAATAAAAAGGTTGTATGAAAAAATTTGACCCTATTCGGGGAAAAACAGCTTATATAATATTTCAATCAAAAGGACTTGGGGATACTCTTGCTTGGTTTCCATATGTGGAACAATTTCGGGTAGATAATGAGTGTAGGGTAAAATTATTTTTACCATTTCAGGAAATGATTCCATTATTCAAACCAAATTATCCTGAAATTGAATATCTTGATGAGGATACTTATATAGAACCTTTTGGTGGTGGTAAATTGTGTTTTAGATTACCAATGACGGCTGAAGGTATAATGGCTTATAAAGTAGGATATGATAATGGAGATATGAGGAGACCTGATGGTAGACAATATATTCCATTACAACAATCTTGTTCAGAAATATTAGGATTACCATTTATTGAAAAGAAACCAAACTTACATTTCAAAAATTATGGTAGACCAATGAAAGAAAAATATGTTTGTATTGCAACACATTCAAGAGGGCCTCAATTAAAATATTGGAATAGACCAGGTGGTTGGGATGCCGTAGTAAAATATCTACATAGTAAAGGTTATGAAGTTTTAGATATAGATTTTTATGATGATGAGAGTAGAGATGGTTATAATAATAAAATACCAAACGGTGTGATTAGAAGTCAGGGTAAACCATTAGATGTAAGAATTAATGAGTTGATACATTCAGAATTTTTCATTGGATTAGCTAGTGGAATGTCTTGGTTGGCTTGGGCTATGAATAAGTGGGTTGTTATGATTCATGGATTTTCAATGTCTTGGCATGAATTTCAACATAAATGTGTTCATGTTTATCCAGATAATAAGGAAATTTGTACAGGATGTTGGCATAAACATGATATGGTAAAACTTTTAAAACAAGGGAATTGGAATGTATGTCCAGAATTGAGTGGAACTCCGAGAGAATTTGAATGTTCAAAAGAAATAACACCACCAATGGTATATAATGCAATAGATAGTGTGATTGAAAACATATAATGCAAAAAAAATTGATTTTAAGAAAGTTCACTTATATCTATTATTATCTAAATAAGGAATAAATCATGAATAAGATGTTAAAAACACTTGGACTTTTTCTTTTAGTTTCAACCGTATCTTTTACATTCGCACAAGATGAAGATGGTAAAGAAAGTAAAGTTGGAAAATCTACAGTAAACGATGCTACTAAAAAGGGTAGTGAAGTAGATGTAAATGCAGGAATGACTGCAAAAGCTAAACCTACGGTAGAAAAATTGGCAAGTCACGAACAATGTCCTGAATGTGGTAAAACAGTTGCTAAAGATAAAGGTAAAAGTATCTGGCAAAAACTGTTTCCATCCAGGAAAGACAAAGCCAAAAAGGAAAAAGATCCTAATTAAATAAAAATAATGTAAAAAAAATCTATTAACAGATTTTATATACATATATATTATATGTCCTTCGGGACATGTTTTTTGAAAATGGAAAGTATCGGAGCCGACGGGATCCGATATGGGGTTGACCGAATAACAGGTTTATTTTAAAGGCTTGTAAAGTATCCCAATTCTCTATCGTGGAGAGTATTCACCTGAACGGTGGTAATACTGTGAGACATCATATGAGGGAGTTCGAATCAACTAAAGATAAATAACCAACTTTATCACTTCATTGGGAGTACCCGAAAGGAATTCTCTCTGTAAACTGACCGAAGAAGCCAAACTTCAAGGGCTAAGGTATTTGTCAAGGAATTGTATCCGCTCTACCGATGTTAATAGCATTGAGGAGAACCAGAGTAACTTTTGGTGGCAAAGTATGGAGTAAAAAAAATTGGAGTGGTTTGATGTGGAAATGGTTTGTCCACACCCCCAAAATTTTCAAATATAGATTTTAGAAAAGAGGTTCGCGATTTTTAGTTTCCACTATATTACAAACTTAAAAGCCAAGAACCTCTTTTTTTTTAAAAAAAAGTTGTATTTTAGAAAGTATATATAATACTTATTAGTGTATCAAGGTTATACTTGAATACTAAATGAAAAATGAATAATAATAATAGGAGATTACTAAATGGACTTAAACGCAATCCGTAAGAGGCTAAATCAGCTTCAAACAACAAACAATCGTACATCAAGTCTTTGGAAACCACAACCAGGTAAAACACAAATTAGAATTGTGCCTTATGAATTTAATAAGGACAATCCTTTTATCGAGTTGTTTTTTCACTACAATCTAAATAATCGTTCTTACTTATCACCAATCAGTTTTGGTCGTCCAGACCCAATTGAAGAATTTGCACAGAAACTTCGTGCAAGTGGTAATAAAGAAGATTATCAATTATCACGAAAACTTGAAGCAAAAATGAGAACTTTTGCTCCAGTTGTAGTTCGTGGTGAGGAAAAAGCAGGAGTGAAGTTTTGGGGATTCGGCAAAACCGTATACCAAGAACTACTCTCAATTATAGCTGATCCTGATTATGGTGATATAACTGACCCTGTAAATGGTAGAGATGTTGTGGTCGAATTTATTTCGGCAGAAGAAACTGGGGCAAGTTTCCCTAAGACTAATATTCGTGTTAAACCAAATCAAACAGCAGTTTCAGATGAACCTGAAATACTGGAGTTGGTTAAAAAACAAAAGGATATTCGCGACATATATCAAGAGCAAAGTTATGATGATTTGACAGAAATTTTGAATGAATGGTTAAATCCACAAGATGAACCATCTAAAGCTGAAGGTGATAGTACAGTATCTACACCTCAACTTGAAACTTCAAAAGTGTCAAATACTTCAGACGCTTTTGACGAACTGTTTAATTCTTAATAAAAAAAATAGGGCCGTCGAGGTCTATCCAAGACGGCTCTTATTTCTAAAGGAGATAATGAATGTCCGTAAACGATGTTTTAGCTAATGTTTTAGCAGACTCGCTAAATAAAAAGTTCAAAGATACTAAAGTAGCATATTTTCTTGATGGTAGTGATCCCACTCCAACCGATATCAAGGATTTCATTTCTACTGGTAGTTCTATGTTGGATTTGGCAATTGCCAATAAACCCAACGGTGGAATTGCTGTAGGTAGAATTACAGAAATCAATGGGTTGGAATCAAGTGGAAAATCATTACTTGGTGCACATATCCTTGCCGAAACTCAAAAGAAAGATGGAATCGCTGTTTATATAGATACAGAGACTTCAGTTTCACAAGAGTTTTTGGATGTGATTGGCATCGATATGGGTAAGATGTTATACCTACATTTAGAAACTGTAGAAGATATCTTTGAAGCGATTGAAGAAATCGTAATTAAAGTTCGTGAATCAGATAAAGATAGATTGGTAACAATTATGGTTGATTCACTTGCTGGAGCCTCTACTAAGGTAGAGATGGAGGCAGACTTTGATAAAGATGGTTGGGCGACAGCCAAAGCAATTATTATATCAAAAGCAATGAGGAAAATTACTCAATTGATTGGTAAACAAAAAATTGCTCTGGTGTTTACAAACCAACTTCGTCAAAAACTCGGAGTAATGTTTGGAGATCCGTGGACTACAAGTGGTGGTAAAGCATTACCATTTCACGCTTCTACTCGTATTCGATTAAAGAATATGGGGCAAATTAAAGATAGTAAGAAAAATACTATCGGTATGAAATGTAGAGCACAGATTGTTAAGAATAGATTAGGCCCACCTTTGAGGCATGCAGATTATGATATGTACTTCGATAGAGGTATAGATAATTATGGTGCATGGCTAACCGTACTTAAAGAACATAAGTTGGTTAAAGTAGGTGGAGCTTGGTATACTCTTGTAGATGAAAAGGGTAAAGAATATAAATTTCAATCTAAAGATTGGGAAGATTTGATTACTCAGAATGATGAATTAAGGAAATATTTGTACCAACTCATTTGTGATAAGGTTATATTGAAGTATCAAGAGAAGCTTGGTATAGATGATGTAGAGTTCACAGATGAGGTTATCGGTGACTAACGCCAGACACTTATCAATATTTGAAGAAATTAAAAAATCTGGCGGTAAGGTAGATAGTGGTGAACCTAACGACTCGGTTTTACTGATAGATGGATTAAACACTTTTATTAGAGTGTTTTCCGCAATACCAACTACTAATGAGGATGGGGTTCACATTGGTGGAATAGTTGGTTTTCTAAGGTCAATAGGATACACTATTAATATGGTAAGACCCACACGAACCATCATAGTATTTGATGGCAAAGGTGGGTCTAACCGCCGTAGAAAAATATTTCCACAATATAAAATGGGAAGAAAAATGTCCCATAGATTGAATAGAACTCATGATTTTCTTACTCGTGAAGAAGAAAAGAAAATGATGATTTTTCAATTGAATAGAATTGTGGAATATTTAGAATGCCTACCAGTTACATTAATAAACATGGATGGTATAGAGGCAGATGATGTAATTGGTTATTGTGCAAAACATATTTTTGATAATAAATCTACAATTATGAGTACAGATAAAGATTTTTTACAATTGATAGATGAAAATATCAGAGTATATTCCCCTACGAAAAAGAAAATGTATGATGAAGAAAAAGTAGTAGAGGAATATGGTATTTCGTCACATAATTTTTTATTATATAGAATGTTAGATGGAGATGTAAGTGATAGTATACCTGGTATAAAAGGTGTTGGATTGAAATCATTATTAAAATATTTTCCATTTTTAGAAAATTCTCATAAATATACCATACAAGATGTTATAAAAAGTGCAAAGGCTAAGAAAGATATATACAAACTTTGTGAAGAAATAACTAAATCTGGAGACAAGCTGGTATTGAATGAAAAATTAATGGATTTAGATAATGTGAATATATCAGGTAGTTCTAAATTAAAAATTCAAAGTATAACATCTAATCCAATTCAAAGAATGATAAAACACAAATTTCAAAAAATGTTTTTAGAAGATAAATTATATACTGCACTACCAAATTTAAATAGTTGGTTACATACTACATTCAATAGAATGAATTTCATGGCGGAGAAAACCCATGAATAAACTTATTAATGGAGATTGTTTAGAAGAATTAAAAAAAATAGATGAAAGTACGGTAGATTTACTCTGTACGGATCCACCATATGGATACGGATTTATGGGTAAACATTGGGATAAGTTTGAAGAAAAACAATCTACTAAATCTCAATCAGTAGGTTGGATGAGTCCTGGTATGAAGAAATCCACTTATGGTATGAGAGAGTTTTTTATTCCAATATGGAAAGAAGCATTACGAGTATTGAAACCAGGAGCATTCTCATTCGTAATGAGTGCACCAAGAAGTGATGTTCAAATGGTTATGTTACAAACTTTACAAGAATCAGGATTTGATGTTAGTTTTACGCCAATCTATTGGACATACGCTACAGGTTTTCCAAAGGCTATGAACGTTGGTAAGAAAACCGAGAAAGAAAATCTTGAAGGAAGTTATGCAGGATATCAACCAAAACCAGCAGTAGAGGTTGTGATTGTGGCAATGAAACCATTGGAGAAGAAAGGTTATACGGAACAAGCAAAAGATAATCAAAAGGGTATAACTTGGTTAGATGATTGTAGAATACCATTTGCTGGTATGAATGATAAAGAACAATTTGATAAAGATAATGTTGCAGGTATGATGAACTTTGATGGTAAATATGAAAAAGGTGAAGGTAAGATGTATGAAGGTGGTTGGGAAAAACCAAATAGAGAAGGT